ATTAAGTGGTCTAATGTTAAAGTCCATTTAACTACAAAGATATAAAAAATTAAGGGAAACTTTTCATTAACTCGCTTTCAGTAGCAAATAATTCTACTTTGGTAGCATAGTTATTTGATAATTCAAACAAACAATAATGACCCAATACTCCGTGAGATTCTGCGACAGAGTTTTTACTAAATAAAAAGTATTCTGTTTGTGTAGGTATAGCAGTAGTCCAAACAGGTGTAGTATCTATAATAATATAGTTAAGTCCTGCAGAATAATTTTGCACTATGTTAGTTACAATACCTGCCCCTGTTGCAGATGATGAAAAGTAAAGAATATCTCCAACGCTTAAAATACTTCCTATAGCAATAAGAGGATTTATTGAAAAGTTAATTTGTGCTGTACTAATACCAATAACAACACTTGTACTATTTCCTATTCCATTAACACTCCTTAATGGATATTCAGGTGCAGACATTGGAGTAGTTCCACTATTCCTTACAAACGCAAACCAAGTTGATTCCTTTTTCTCAAACCAATTTTGGTCTATAAAACCTGAGTATTGTAAGTCCGTTGTCATTGTTGCGGCCCAAGGAGCATCGCCAACTAAGTCAATTGTTTTGAATAACTTATTCTCAAGAGGTAAGTCATTTATAACACTTTTAAGTGTTGTTGGAGAAAAAGGGTCTAATGCAGGACTATGTTGGTCACACCATTGCTTGTAAAATGTATTTCTTAAATTGCTTGAACTATGTCTATATAAATTCCCACCCTTAAAAGAATAGAAATAGTTATTCATTCCTATCATCCAATCAGGATTGTAAGAGTAAAATGAAGGCCATCCTTGAACGGCAGGGCTGTATGTAAGTGTTTTAAAGCTCATATCTAACTACAATAACTTGGTGGACCTAATACCCAATTTCCGGGAGTTACCTCATCCCAATATCTACAGATTATACCATCCGAATAATACCCTTCTGCTGAAATAAATTGCATATTAGCAGTAGCGTATATAAATGATGCTGTAGCAAAGGTTGAAGAATTTAAATAATAAGTATTACGCGTGCACGGTCCACACATAGACGCACAGCTTACAAAATCATAACATAACTTTATTGATGTACTTTGTCTTAAATCCCAAATTAAATATAAGTAATTAGATAAAATAGGAGTAGTAAAAGTACCCTTCCATTGGTTTAAAGTATTTGTAAGTGGAGTTATATCTGTGGCAGCAGCTAAAAGTGCTGTAATATCTACCTGATTATTTTGATACAATGTATTACTTGTAGTATATAAAAATCTATTAGGAGGAACTAAAACATCAAAATCATCAATTCCAAATTTATCTGTATATAAATTCATATCTACTCCGGGATATGGAAAACTTCCTTGACCTTGAAATCCTGACGTAATATTATAATATGATACAATTTGACTATAATTGGGAGGACTTGGTAAAGCAAAAGTAACTTGATTACTTTGCAATGGAGATGAATATGGTATTAAAGGGTTAGAATAATTATATTGATTATGTATAAACTTTCCTGAATTTGAATCATCAGTAATTACTACTTGAACTAAATTTATTGGAGTACATACTTGTCTACATTCATTGTTAACATCAAAAGCAAGACTTGCACCTGCAGGAATTGTTATAACAATTTGTAATTCAAGTACAAGAGGATTATTTACTATATAAGGAATAAGTATAATTTGATTTGAAGATGTAACAAAACCTGATGAAGTTGTAGTTCCATCATAAGTAACATCTAAAGTAATTCCGCCTGCTATTATATCATATGTTTCTAATGAAATATCTCCATCTCCCATACATGAATCTAATTTTAAACAATAACGTATTACTCTTTCAGGATTATCAGTGTTGTCTATGCTAAATGCATTTATTTGACCACATGCAATACATTCTGAAAGACTTGGCACTTGTATGTCATTACTTGTCAATACATATTCATTCATGTATGGGTCATACCCACCAAGTTTCTGTGTAGTTTGAGCATCAATGAATTCATCTCTAAACCAAGTCCTCATTCCCAATTCAGATATTACTTGGAGTTGGTCGCTTTGCATTGAATTTCCTTGAATATGAATTACAGCACCTTTCTTTACATCAGTAAAATATCTATCGGCACCCCATTGAACATAACTTTCAGGGTTATGGCTTATTCCGTATTTTTCAGTTCTTGCAATTTGAGTTCCTAATACTTCAGGAACTGCAGTCAGTGCCCTACCTGCTCCTGCATCTGACAACAAATTCTTTCCTGCTAACACATATGATATCTTATCTTCTTGAAGACATAAGACATCTGTTTCTCTACCATCTAAAACATATATATATCCAAAAGAAGACTCTAAATATTTATAATTTAAAAGCCCTAAATTAAACTCATTTAACTTATTTAAGTTGGATTCAGTATTATATATACCACTATATGTTATATCCGAAAATCTATGTGCTTCTCTATAATCTTGAGCAGAAACAGACGTTACTCTTTCTCCAAGATTAAATTCTCTTCCTACTATTGAATCTCTAACCTTATAACTTTCAACTCCATTGCCAAAAGAAAAACAATTAAAAAATCCTGTCTTTACAATTGCAGGTTGATTTAAAGTAAAGTCTTGACTTTGCACATTTCCATTGTGTTCACCATTTGGTGTTATTGTAAAAGATAAATTGTTTTCAAAAAACACATCGGGCAAAGCATCTATTGGAAGTGTTTCAAATATAAAATCAGGTTCTATTGTAGTTCTTTGTAATGAAAATTTTAATTGTGTATCTGCAATATCATTACCACATCCTATAGTTCCCGACATCCAAAAAGTTAGTTTATTATCAGCAGGGTCTCGATTCATATATAGTTTCATGTCATCAGACGAAGCTTGAATATTTGCAAGGTTTAACATTAAAGCATTAGATAAATTCTGAACAGGACTCTGCCATGATACAGTCATTTGATCATTTTGTATGCTACTAAAAGTTGCCGTAATAGCCGATAGATTTGCTAAAAACCAAGTTTCTACACTAGTATAACTTTGAAGAGCAGTAAAATAAACATAATTTGTACCCCCATTTACTTCTCTTTTATTGCAACCATAAACCAAATTTTTTGGTCTATAAGTATATAACATAAATCCTATTGTCGAACCTATAGGGACATCAAGGTCCGTATACATTAATGCAGGAGGAACAGGAAAAGCAGGGTCAGACAAACTAACTGCTGTAACAGTTTCCCAACCTATATTATTTGATGAATCTTCATATTTTGGAACAGGACTAACTTCAGTGTTAAAATTACCTGCTTCCAAACGCATATAAACTCCTGCAATAGTAAAAGGTCCTGTTACTTGTTTTGCTATTTTTTCCAAAACAGTTGTATATTTACAACTTTTAGTTGGACCACTTGAATCTTTTTTTACAATAAGCCTATCTCCAACCTCAACTTTTTGCATATTTTCACCTTCAAGTAAAAACCAAAAAAGCTCTCCATCTTGAACTACAAGAGTTGAGTATATTGTTTGATATCCCTCTTGGTCAGGTTTTATCACAAACTTATATCTCGTTGCCCAATATGGAGCAATCTGTGACACAGGTATCTCAACCTCTATTGAGTTTTGATTTGATGATGATGAGCAAGGGGTATAAACCGCATTTTCAGGGCTTACAAGGGCTGTTGATGAACGTAAAAAATCATCCATATAAACAATTCCTATCTCATATCCTCTATTGCTATGTAAACTTCTTGCATTTCCAAGTTTATTAAATGTAACAAGACTACTTATTATACTATAATATTCATACGCATAAGTTAATGGATTAGCTGTGTCTTCATATTGCATTGCAACTAATTGCAAGTCAATATAAGTATTTAAACTAGATGATATTATTGCTATAGGTTCATTTATACCATTAATTCCTGAACCTCTTGCTGCCCATCCACCACCTTGAGTTGAAGGTATAGCACAATTAAAAACATCTGTAAGCGTACCTCCATCACAAGAAGTAGGAGTTAAAGGAATTGGACTATATACAGGAAGTATATTTCCAACTGTCCCTACCCATTCTTGAAATTCAGTACTTTGAGATAAAGCAAATGGAGAAGCATAATTTTGAGCAAGAGTAAATGTTAATGAAATATCTGTATTTCCTGTTTGCGTTGAAGGTGTTCCACCTCCTGTATAACTATCGCTTGTAAATGTTAATAAAACTTGTATTGTAGCTCCTGCTATTAAATTTGATGCATAAGTTGGTAGAGCTAAAGAAGAAAAATCTATTCTTAAAATAGAAAGAGGCACAGTATAACTCCCATCTATAGTATAAGTAGATGTTATAAAGCTTGTAATTAATGTTTCTGATGCTACTTCTTCTTCAAGTAATTTTGCTTCATATGTAAGTTGCAATGGTTGTCCATTAGCAGACACTAAGTCATATCCTTCAATGTAATTTCCATACATCAATCTATTTCCCATAAGCGTTTGAGCTTGAGCAAATCTTGGGACATTATCATACAACCTTAATAATTCAGCTTCAGGTAAAACAGTAAAGATTTTGCTATTGTCAAATATAAAAGTTTGATATGAATTATTTGGAATACCTAAATCCGCCTTATTTTGTTTCTCAATTATTTTTATTATATTACTTTCTGACTGCTTAAATAATAAGTCTATTCCTAAAACAAGAGAGTTTCCTGTATAATACTCTACCTCACAAGCATTGTAGGCATTTATCATTCCCTCATTTAAATATGCCTCAATAGTTAACTCAAAACCATTTGGTGAAAAAGCAATGTCAGACCATTGAGATGTAGCTGAGTATTGACCATCTGCATATAAATATCTATAAGCAAATGATATAAACCTCTCTTCTAAAAAATTCTGTTCTCCATTAGTATTTAATAATTTTACAGTTGGAGATTCTACAGGTGGTCTTTTAATTACAAGTAATGATTCTTCAAGTAGCGCTTGCCCTGTAGGGCCTCCCGCATCAAGAATCGGTGCCCCGTTGTTAGGGAAAGCATAACTGCTAGTTACATTTATTACCCTTGGAGCATTATAGTTGTCTGTAAAAAATAATAAATTTTCTATTTTATTTACCCCTGTAATTAAATACTCAGGATTAAAGTTTAATGTTGTGTCTACGTTACTGCCATTATTTATAGTAATAACATGATACGTTAAAGATAATGTGGTTGTATTAAATGAAACAATTAAGTCAAGCTTACCTGTAGCACCTAATGGAAAACTAGGGTCATGCACAAACCAATAAATAGTTTCTATTGAGCCATCTTCATATGCTCCGATGCATCTAGCATCTACACTTAATAATGTATTTTGAAATTTTAATGTTGTAAGTGAAAGATTTCCTTTTGTATTTTCAATAACTCCAAACTCAGAATTTTCTGTCGAACCCATTCTGACATTCATTGCGTCAATATACTCGCCATTAGGAACAACTCTCTCATCGAAAGTTTTGTTCATCTTACCTGCAGTAAAATTTCTAGTAAACTTTGGCATATTATTTTAACATTTTATCTAATCCCCTTAAATTCATTAAAAGTCTACCGGGATGAATGTTGCTTATTCTTATTTTTGCATTTCTTAACAATGCCTGCTTATCCTTTTTGGCTCTTTGAACAATATACTCTTGAACACCAAATTTAGAATTTAAAATCTCATATTTTACAAAAGCATAGACATATGCTTCAAATAATTTATTTACGGTAATTAAAGAATTATCACCATTCTCCATTCCATCAGAAACATATTCAAGAATACATAATCTCTCAGACATTCCCGAGTCAAAATTAATAACTCCTGATTTTTTATCTATTGAAAATGTAGGATTGGCATTTGCCGTTTCTGTATTTAACCCAAACCTTGCACCAATAGCATAATCAAAATACCAATTGCCATCAACATTCCAACCCATTTGACCATTAAATTGATTTCCTGCATTTAAATATATTGACTTCTTTGTTCCTGTAATCCTATCATAATCTAAAGTAGAATGTTGAGGAGAAAGAGCATTTCCATTCATATCAAATAATATGTTTGAAAGGTTATCTTGAAGGTATGCCAATGACGAAAGAGGTTGAATATTTTCACTTAATGGTCTTAATAAACCATTTTCATATACAGATATTCTTACCCAATTAACATAGTCAGAAGGTAAAATATATCGTAATTGAGCGGGAACATTTAACTCTAAAATTTTTATTTCTTTAAATGCGTCATAGTTTAGTTCTTGAACTGCACGTTTTGCATGGAACAATATCTTATATCTTTCTTCGTTGTTTACTAAAGAATGATTTCCTGAGTACATTAAAAGAAAGTTTGTTACAATGTCAGCCAAACTAACATATTGGTACGAACCCCAATTTAAACCTTCGGGATTAACTCCATTATTCTCATAATATTCATACTGTGATATATACGCCATGTTTTATATATTATGGTATTTGTGCATTGTTTTCCATCTCTTCTTGCTTTCCAAACTGAGCAACTAATGTTTCTCTAATTGAGATGCCGCAATATTGAAGTATCTTAACAACCAATGAAGTTTCATTCTGCATTCCTATTTCAAAGTCTTGGTAATCAGGTTGTGATGGGTTAAATACAGGTTCACCATTTGCTAAAGAAGTAAATGTCCACTTAGGTACTTTAGGGTATCTAAAGTAAGTTGCTTCAACTTGTAATGGTAAGTTTATAATGCTTGATGGATAAAAAGTTATTAAGTCACCTGTTTGAGTATATGCAGGGTAGTTAACAGATGGTGATGTAATAGGTGACATATTTAATAATGTTATCTTTCCCGCTGAAACTTTTTCTGCCTCATTTTGAACTGAAGAATCAAAAATTCTATAAGATTCAGGAGTCAATGTAAATATGTCTGCAGAAAGAGTTAATGATGAAGTACTTACAGCTGTTACTGTAGCCGTTACCATTGGGGCAACTGAAGTATTAGTTACAATATCTCCAACTGAAACTCCTTCTAAAATAAAATCAGCGAATGTATCTATTAATTCAAATGAAAGAACTCCTGTGTTTACACCACCATAAAGTATTTTAGAATAACACAATACTTTATTTATTAAATACTCTTCATCTCCTGTAGTTGTTAAAGATGGAAGGTAATATGTATTTGATAAATTAGTAGTTACTGATGTATTTGTTAATGTATTTGTTACTATAAATTCCTCCATTTGTTCAGCAAAAGATTTTCCAAAATCGGCATAATCTGTTCCTGACCCCCTAGCATTTTCCTTGTTTATAATTGCATTATAATCAGAAAAATATTTCATAAATAATTCTAATTGTGCTTGTTGAGCATACAAATTAAAATCAGATGGAGAAATATATCCGTAGTTATTTTTATTTAAAATAGCAATTACAGTATTCCTTACAGAGTTTATCATACTACAAAGATAATAAAAAAAAAGGCACTCTATTAAAGTGCCTCTTTGTTTTAAAATTAATTAGTCTTATCCAACAGTAATAGCTGATACTGCATAAGGTAAATTTGCAACAGTGTGTAAAACATTTGTCCATGATGTTGTCAAAGCAGCAACAACTGCATCTTGAATTGCATCACGCATAGTTTCATCACCTGATGGTGCTGTAGCATGTGTAATTGTCAAGACATCACTTGCGGCACTCGCCTTGTAGTGTACGTGAACAGTTGTTGTTGAATTTTGAGAAATCAAAACAATACCTGTTGCAGATATTATTTGATTCTGCTCGTTTGTTACCGGGATACTTAAAAATTTTTCCATTGTTTAAAAAGTTTAAATGGTTAATAAAGTACAAATATAGCAATTATTTTAGACTTATTTCTAAGAACTTCAAAACCTCAATGCCATCATCTGACTTTAAGAATAAAGCAACTGTTTCAAATGGGTCTTCACCAAATGGTATACTCATCATTTTCTTCTTATTGCTCTTTGTATTGAACCATACTTCTCTTTGTCCATTTCTAAATTGCAATAAATTATGAGCAAAAAATAATTGCACATTTGATTGTAATTTAAGTAAAGGGTCATTAAGTATTTCTAAAAATGACTTAGGTTCTTTTTTAGCATATATTAATACATCTCTACGCAACTCTGCAGTTGATACGTTTGTAACATCTTTTTGAAACATTACTCTACTTACCACTTCAAGTTGCTCAATGCTTAGTTGTCTTGCTTCAATTAATGCGTCTACTTCAAAGTTTAAATCTTCAACTTCTTTTGCAGCATCAACTGTTTTATTTACTTCTACAAAAGCATTTCCATTTAATGGATGATAATGTAAAAATTGTTGTAGAACAGGATTTGTTCGTGGAACAGTTAAAAACCCATCATCAAAAATTATTGGTTCAAGAAGAAAGTTTCCGTCTTGCTCATCTTCAAATGGTGATTTTTGATTTCTTGCATATCGCAAAGGCCTGTTAATGTTTTGTTCTTCATCAAAATAAAGAAGTGGGTATCTAGATGTGTTTCTAGATGGCAACGTGAAAGATATTGGCGTTGCATTGCTTTTTAATTTGTAGGTCTTATCTACTGATGTTGTGTTTGTTTTCATTTTATTTAATTTAAGTTGTTACTAAAAAAATAAAGAGGGACACTGATGTCCCTCTCTTGATTTAATCATTTGTTATTATGCTCCGTAACGGAATAATACAAAGTTATTCGCACCTAAAGTACAAACAGCACGCTCAGATAAGAAGTTAACTTCCATTGCATCTAAGTCACTAGTTTGAGCACCTCCGGCTGAACCTGTAATCCAAGTCTTATATTTTCTATCTTCTGCTTCAGAAGCACGATATCTAACATGTAAGAAAGGTCGCTTTGCATTTTTACCCATAACTTGGTCATATACATTAGTTGAACCTGCAGGAACTAAAAGTCCTGTAATGTTCCCTGATGCACTTGCACCTGTAGGCATAGAACCACGCATTGTTGGATCATTTAAGTATTTCCAATCAGTCTTGTAGAAATCATAACCTCTTCGGAATCCTGTAAAGCCTAAGTTTAACGCCATGTCTTTGTCATTGTCAAATAGACCATAAGAAGTACCACCTGTTCCATAAGAGTTTTGTGCTGCTAACATATCGTCAATGTCAAATCCAAAATCACGATTAACAAATAGTACGTTTTCTTCAATAGCACCTTGCTTATCTAAACGAGAGATAACAGTGTCCCAATCAGAAAGAGTTGTAGGATTACCACCACCCCATACATTTCCACGGTCATTTACTACATAGAAAACACCCTCAGAACCTTTATTACCGGCTGAAGCATATGTTGTTTGTAGTGCAACACCTGAAGCTGCACCCGCAGGAACTGCTTCTACCATTGCTGTTTCAAGATAGTCCTCAAAACGTAAACGAGTTTCATGTTCTGATTTCAAGTACCAAAGGTATCCTGAAGCACCATTCTCAGTAGTTACTTCAACCCAACCAATTTGAGCCATGTCTGAACCATTTACTGCATACTTGTCTTTGATGATAATTGGTGAATTTGAGAAAATAGTATCTTCAGCTTCCAAAGAACCTGTCATTCCTGCAGTTCCTTTTTTAAATTCTGAACCATATACCCAAATAGAACAAGTAGAAGAAGCAGGAAATGTTTGACCACCTTGCTCGTAATAAGCAACTGTAATAGTAAATGTAGGGTTAGTTCCTGCAGGAGCAACAATAACGATTCCTTTATTTGACAATCCCGTAGCATTATCATAAATCATAACTGTTTGTCCTAAACGAATTGCAATTTGATTGCCCGCTTGAATTACACCCGCTCCTGTTGTAGGAGTTGTAATAGTAAAGACAGATTGAGTAGCAGCAGCTGCAGCAGTTGCAACACAGTTTGTATACTTAGTGTGTAAACGACCTTGCTCTGCCCATTTAATCATGTCTGAGTTTGACGGCATCTCTGCTCCTACCATACGCAAGAATGAAGATACTGTACGATTACCATAACGCTCAAATTCTTTCTCATAAGTATCAGGAAGATACTGAGTTAAGAAGTTAAAGTTAGTAATGTAGTTTGTTGATAATGGAACTTGCTCCGAACTAGGAGTAAGACCAAAAGTTGGTGTTGATAATATTGACATTTTTTTTTGTTTTAGTTTTTAAATTCTTTTTATACTTCTAATTTTTAGTCCGTTTCCGGAGTCAGGGCTTAGAGACTTGACCTGTACGCCTTCGGCTCTTGAACCTGCTTCAGATACTTTACGCTCAGACATGTTTATGTTTTTTATCTTACGAGTAACATCATCCGTTGCATCAGCTTGTCCTTGTTCATAAAAGAACTTAGCAAACTTTTCAGGGTTCATTGCCATAGCTAACGATTTATGATATCCTTCTGCGTCTTTCATTAAACCATTCTCATCTAAAAACTTATTAATAAAGTTTTGTGGTGATGAATGATTTTTTTTAATCTCGCTTAGATTACCGGGAGAAAATGAAAATTTCTTGTCGTTTATGTTGAAATCAAAACCTTTGAAATCATCGTTCAAAACTTCATTTGTCTTTTGGTCGAACCATTCTCGCTTGCGCTTGTTTGATTCATCAATAGTCGCTGCTTCCTTTGTGTATTGTTTGTATGCCTCGAATACTTCCTTTTCTTCATCCGGAACATCTAAACCTCTTGACTCAAGGGGTGCAGAGTATTGTTCTTTCTGTTGATTGAAGTATTTCTTAGCTTCTCCAATAGCCTTTTTCTTTGCAATCTTTGTTTTCTTAATAAAAGAATCATCATCCAAATCTTCATCAAAATAATAATCTTCCATTAATGCATCTATATCATCTGAATCCAAATCTGAATTTGTAGAATGTAGATATTGCTTTAATAGGTCATCAGAATCCATATTGTCAAAATCCTTATTTAACTTTATGTAGTCTTCAAACCCTCTTCCTGTGTCCTTCTTATATTTCATATAAGCAGCAACATCGGAAGGAATTTCTTCTGTGATATTTCTTTCAGCCATTAATTCATCAAATGAACTAATTTCTTTATTATATCTTTTCCCAATATATGAAAGAACTCTTTCTTCGCTTAATTCATCTTCAGGTTCAAATTCTTGTTCCTGCTCTTGCTCTTGTTCTTGCGGTTCAAAGTTATTACCTGTTGATAATGACTCCTCGTGTCTTGCAAGTAATTCTTCTTCTATTTGAGCAACTCCTTTTTCTTCTGCTCCGTCAAGCAATCTAACTTTCATTTCCATTTTATTTGATTTTATTTTTTACAAAGTTATACAAAAAAAATTAATATTTTAACGAGGTGAAAATTCACTCATATCAAATCCGTCTAAACTATCCTCATTTGATTCAAAAACCATGGGTTTAGTTTCAGGAACATTAAATCCGTCTAAATCATCTTCACTGTTTTGGAAATCTATAGGGGACAAATTATTCTTTCTTTGATTTATTAATTTTGATTGTTCAGTATTTTGTTGGCTTATTCTTTTTGCTTTAGCATCTTCTCTTTCATTCTCTCTAGCCTTCAAGTTGTTTTGCTGTAAGCCACCTAATTGCATATTGTAATCAAACTCTACTGCCATCAATTCTTTTTTGAGTTGAGCCTCTGCTGTTAATTGCTGAATAGTAAATTGAACCTCTGCTTGTTTTAATTTTAACTTAGCCTCAGACTCCATTTGTATTTTTTGAATAGCAGTCTGCATTGCCATTTCTTGAGATTTTAATTGCTGCTGTGCTTGCATTGCTTGCATCTGCATTTTATTTTGGTCTTCCCTATCTTGCTTCTGACTCCTCTTCATTTTCAACAATTGATTTGCAAGCTTGAGATTTCTCAACTCTCGAATATCAATAGCATCTTCAAGATTTATATCACCTTTAGATAAAGCCATTTGTATGTTTGCTTCAAGCTGTGCTTTTTGCTCTTCATCAGGAGACACTTCAATAAAAATTCCAAAATCATAAATATATAAATCGGAAATATCATTTAATATTGATACATTATATTTTCCAATTTTATTTGCAAAATCATCTTTGAAATCAGCATACTCTAATATATCTCCTACTCTATAAGTTAATGCTTCTGCTAAACTTCTATAGATATATAGACCACCTTCAAGTATATGTCTTGTTGCTGTATTTGAATTTAATGCTGCTAATTTTTGAACTCCCACTAATGAATTAGGGTCAGGCGTACTTCCATCTCTTGCTTCATTCAATCCTGTTACAGACCTAATCATATCCATATAATGGTTATAATTAGATATTAACATTTGAGTTTTACTTAAACCTGAATTTGAAGTTAATTGAGTAATAGGAACTTTTGCATTGTTAAAGTCACCCTCTTGAGTATAACTTCTTCCAATAACACTACCTGTTTGAAAATACAGTCTTAATGCATCTTCAGGGTTGTATGCAGCACCTGTACCCAAGTCTACTTCATTTAATCCGTCAGCATCAATAAAGACACCATCAGGAACAACTCTTGCAATTACTTGCTGTAGTTTTAAATGCGTTATTTGTATCAAGTCAGTAAATGGTATCATTCGTCTAACTAAAGACTCTATGTTACCTTTATACATTCTTGGAGCATTAGCAACGTAATTTGGCAATGCATGTTGAGATGATGATTTAGGGCGAACCATATTTTGAGCCATTTCCCACTTAATGAGAATATTTGTTCCCATAACCATTACACCATCATACCAAACATCAATGGTCTTTTCAATTTTAACAAAATTATTTTCCTCCATCATTTCAACAGGAGGATTAAAGGTGTCGTCTTTTTCAATAACTCTTGAACCACCGCCTTCAAGTAATTTCTTTTTATATACTACTTTCTTTGTTGTTTTATAATTAAAATAAAGTAGCGTACAAGTATCTTGAGAAAATAAACTATTCTCATAAAATTGAGATACATTATAATAGTCATACCAACCTTGACTGCTTTTAGATATTCTTTCTAATTCTTCTTTTTTTAATGTAGGTTTAATTTTTAATAATTCTGTAATTGGAAGTGTTTTAATTTCACCCCAATAAAAACAATCATCAAAAGTCGGTGACTCAGTATAACTATAAACAACATTAGCAGGGTCTACATATGAAACATTTACACCCGAACCTAAAAGAAATTCGTGTTTTGCTATACCAATGCCTATTACTGTTAAGTCATAGTCTATTCTTTTTCTAGTATCTTGGTAATGATTTTCATCAAAGATTGTATTAATAGCTTCTTCTTCAGCAATCTCAATAGCAGGTTTATAATTTAACTGCATATAAAGCATTAACTCCTCATCTGATTTAGGTAAATCTTCAGGGGGCATAATGAATGGATTGACTCCTGTTTTTTGTTGAATAACTTCAAGTGGAGCTTTTGCTACCATTTGTCCTTCAACCATATCTTGGAATCTACTTCTTTTTTGTTGCGACATTGCGTCTTGTGAATATGCCTTAACTTTAAATAGTCTATCTGACATACCATTAACTACAATATCTACAAACTTTGGAAGAATAGGAACAGGTGTCCAATCTAAATTTAGATAAGATAAGTCACCATCAATCGCTAATTCATTTTTGTATTTTGCAATAGACTGTTCTCCACGAGCATACAGTCTGAGTCTATGGAAATCTCTCCATTGATTATAAAATCTACAAGACCCCCCATCTTTTCTAAACCATTCATATTGAATAGCTTGTCCAACTTGAAGTCCAAATTTTTCTGTTGCTTTTTCGCTGTCTGTTGCTAACTGACTTG